CGTCCATTGGGCATAGGCGACGGACCACTGCATGCACTCGGGGGTGATCAACGGCCGGTCCACATTGACGGACGCGGCCAGGATGACCGCCAGCCGCATCGCCTTCTCTCGCGAGCGGCTCACCAAGTCGGCAAGCCCTTCGCTCTCCTTCTCAAGCGCATTCTGGTCGGCGACCAGCTTCACCGAATACGCGTGCAAGATCGCCTCCGCATCGCGGGTGTATTCCACGCGAACGGTCTGCGGTTCCATGGTCGCCGACTCGACGCCGGTCAGGTTGCCGCCGCCGCGATCCGCGCGCGCCGCCTTGCACCAGGCCGTGATGGATTCCGGAATGTCGAGCGGCTCGGCGTCGCGCGGCAACGTTCGCTGCGCGGTAGACTCGGCGATGATCAGGCGGTTCAAAAAGCCGCCCTCAATGGCGTCCTTGTTCAAGCTGCCGTAGAACTTGCCCGGCGTCGTCATCCCCAGCACGGACAGCGCCGGGTTGCGCACATACCGCGCTTCGTTCGCGCGCGACTCGCGATCTTTCTTGCTCAGGCCCATCTCGCTGTACTGGTCGGGCCGCTGCGTGCCGTGGAGGTTGCCCCACAGCTCCTTCAGCGTCGACAGCGTGGCTGCCTTCTGATGGTTGCCCTTCGCTGACGCATACCCGAGCATGTCGCCGAACTCGTCCATGATGCTGATGCAGCACGGTTGGCGCAGGAGCGCGGATAGGATTGCTGGCGGGCTGGTGTACGACGGTGGGCCGATCAGAACATCTTCCCCAGCCGATTCGAGAATCCGTTCAATCACATCGCGCGCATGGTTCTTGCCCATGCCCGACTTGGCCACGTTGACGAAATACAGGCTGGTGCGGTTGTTCTTGGTGCTGCAGTAACGGCGGCCTAGCACCACGGAGCCAAGCGCAAGCGCAGTCTGGACGGCGAGAATAGGCTGAGGGTATGGCGCGGTGCGATTTGCCAGCTCCACCACTTCGCCCAGCACGCCGGGCACGCGCAGCAGCTCGGATGGCACGCCCGACGCTTCGATGCGCTCGACGACGGAGCTTGCCGGCGGCACGTGGACTGCCTCGGGCACTTGATTCGCCGGCTGCGCCTTGCGGCTGCGCTCGATAAATTCGACGGACGGCGCAGGCGCCGGGATCGGCTCCGGCGGCCACGCTTCGGACAACCCGAGCAACTTTGCCGCGGCGCGAATGGCTGCCGTAACATCGCCGTGGTGGTCGAGCAGGCAAAAGACCGAGAACGCGTCGTGTGCGTGCCCGTCGTTGAGCGGATCACTCGCGTGGTGGCTGAAGCAGTGCGTGCCGTCTTCAAATACGGTCACACCGGCCAGACCGCTGCTCGACGTCGGCGAAAGCCATCGCTTACCGCGCTGCTTGTAGCCGTGCGCTTCGAGCATCGTCACGATGTCGTGCGCGTCGTTGAATTGGCCGATGACGTTGGAGTGCTCTCCGGTAGAGCGCGCGCGTGGCTTCGGCGCCGGGGCCTTCTGCTCGAACCACGGGCACACCGCCATCATCTGCGGCTTGAAGTTATCCCAGTCGCGCCACATCGCGATGAGCGCCGGCGGCAACGTGGGAATGCCGTGATCCCACGGGGAGCAGCCGTCGCGCCACCGGTACGGCTGTTTTGTGTCCGGATGGACGGACGGCGGCAACACGTCCTGCACGATGCCGGCGCGCAGCTCGAAGATCGTGACCGGCTTTTCGCCCTGCGCGCGTGGTGGCCACACCAGCTTGTGCGTTTTGAACTCGCCCGGCGGCAAGCGAAAGATGGCTTTGTCGCGGCCCTCTTTGCCAATGATCCGCGGCGCACCGGCGAACAGCGTATCAGGATCGGTCCCCAATTCCGCCAGGCAGTCCCGGAAGTATTCGAGGTGGTCGACGTCAACGGCGCACGTTCCACTCGCCGAATGGACAATGCCGATACCGTGTGCCGGTCTGGCGCCACATATTGCCTGCGCTTGCCACGGCGTTTTGATGATGTTGGCCGGATTGTTCCAGCCGACATCGGTGGGCCCCTTCGTGCCGGGCGGAATGGAGCAAAGGCCCCATCCTAAGGCGATGTATCGCGCTGCGTGCTCGGCAGTTGTCATGCCAGGGCCTCGTAGTTAGCGCCCCTATCGCCTAATATCAGTGCCCAGGGTTGGAACAGGGACTGACGGCCATGCTTACTATTTCTGCGCCTTGCGCGCGTTGCTCGCACGCAAAATCTATTCATCAGATCGTATACGGGGACGAGCCACTTAGGATCGAAGGAAGGCGCACTCGCGAGGCAGCGATAAGGTGCACTCACTGCGGGAAACACTCGATTGCTGTTCTTAACGCCGTGGCATATGTACCTCTCGGCCCCGATAGCCCTATGCAAGGCGACATTGGCAACCATGGTGGCTACGTAACGCTTGAGACGATTATTCCGGAAGTGTCGCAAAACGTCGCACCACAGAATGTTCCAGACCCAGTTGCAAATGCATTTGTTGATGGACTTGACGTGCTCGAGTCCAAGAAGTGGACGCTTGCAGCAAGCTCTTTTCGCACCGCCCTCGATCGGGCGACTAAAGTCCTTTGGGGCGAGCCGCAGGGAGATATGCCCTTCAAGCTTGAAAAGCGCCTTAAAGAGCTTCAAAACCGCATAGGTATCCCAGCCGCGATGATGAACTGGGCCGAAAACATCCGTGTCGTCGGAAACGAAATGCACGAATTGGCAGACATCAGCCAACAGGACGCGATGGATGTTGCGCATTTCACCGAGATGTTCCTCATTTACGCCTTTACCTTGCCGCAGCAGGTTGCAGATTTTCGCAAGCGTCGAGGACGGTAAAAACATCACGCCGCCTTGTTCCGTTGCAAGTGTTCCTGCCCGCATTCGCTGCAGAAACGCCACTGAACGCCGTTGCCCGCGACGTGCACGGGCTTTTCCTCGCAGTACTCGCACATCGGCACGATGCGCACTCGGCTGGCGTGATTGCGCAGCGCTGCGTCGCGCTGCATCTGCTCTACGTTCCCCGCGAAATCCGCGTCATCAGCCATTGCCATACCCTCCACGTTTGTCAGTTCGCGGCCCATGACCGCTTCGATGTGTCGTTTTGCTGCGACGGCCACAGCACGCCAGTTGCCAAGATCGAATGGCAACGCATCGTGGTGGCCGTTGTCGATCACGTTCACGCCGCTTCCCGCAACATGCCGGCGAGCCGCGCAATCTCGTCGCGAGGTTGCGGATCAAGCGCCTTGCGCATATCCACGTACTGTTCGAGCAGCCGATTGCCCACCGCACGGCAGAAAGGTCGAATGAATTTGTCTGGCACCGGACGCTTGCCCGATCGGATACGGCTGATGTAGCCCTCCGACTTGCCCATCACCTGAGCGAGATACGCAAGCTTGAAACCGCTGGCCGCAATGGCCACCGCGACCGCTTGAGATTCGCTGTCGATGCTGCGCACCAGCTTCACCGGCGCATCCTTTGGCTTACGTGCCCAGAACTGCTCAAGCCCTAATGCGCCTTGCACATCGTTGCCGTTGCTTTCCATTGGTTGCCTACTCTTTCCTGTGGGTTGGGGATACAAAAAAGGCCCGGAACCAAAGGCCCGAGCCGATGAAATCAAGCCGCTTTTTTACGAACCGCGCCCGCGCTCTCGCTCATCGCGTCATGCTGTCGCTTGATCGGACGCACCCAGATCAGCGTGCGCGCGTCGAGACTGGGATCAGCCTTTTCCATCCGGGCCGCCAGGTCGCGGCCAATGCCCCGCTGGCCATTGCAGACGGCAGCGATGGTCGGATAGGGAATGCCAAGATGGGACGCCACGGCCGCGGGGCCGCCAATCCGATCCACGTACGCGTTCCAGATGGTGCGAGCTTCCATGAATGACCTATGCGTTTTGCATTGTGAATGAGTATGCATTTCGCATAGGCGCTTTGCAAGCACCCGGCCTACCCTTTACCCGACCTTCCTAAAACCTTGAGCCGTAAGGCGTCTCAACAGATGAGCGTTTTTTCCCAGAACATAACTGCACGCCGCAAGCAACTTGGTTTGACCATTGAGGCCATCACCGAGGAGCTAAATCGCCGTGGCGTGGATGTTGCACAACCGACCGTCGCCGGTTGGTTCAATGCAAGCAGGGGGAAGCGCTGGAAGATGGACGAGTTAAAGGTTTTGATGGATGTGTTGGGCACAACGTTCGACGATATGTCTCGTGATGAGGTGGCCCTGGTCGAAGGAAGCAAGGCAAAAGTGCAGCTAGGACGGAAAATTCATGGAATGAGCGAAGAGCGCGCGCAGGCATTGCTTGTGATGCTTGAGGCGATGGAAGGCAAGAACGACAAGTAACGTCCGGCGATTCCACAGGACCCGCTGTTGCAAGCGCCTCACATCTGGGTGCTTGCCATTTCTCCGCGAACAACTCCCCTGCTCCGCTCGCTCCGTCGCGCAGCTTGAGCGCACCAAGCCAGGCACTATCGAAAGCAAGTAAGGACGCGTCACTTAGTGACGGCATGCGCCGAAATATTGGCGTCAGGGATTACGCGTGCCTTACGTCTTAACATGAACGAAAGATAAACAACTATGCGTTTCGCGTAGAATTTCACGGTCCTGCTATGCGTTTCGCATTGCAATTAACTATGCGATTCGCATAATAGGCTCCACGCCGCCCGAGGGGCCGGCGATGGAGTCAAGCCGATGAGCAGCAAAAGCCAAAGCACTGGCAGCAGGAACATCAGCGCAACCCGCAAGAGCGGTCTCCGCACGGGGTCGCGTGATATCGGGGTCGCACCGGTAAAGGTGATCGTTATGCCGGGCTACAGCGCTCCGGCAGCAAACGACGCGACGACGGCAGAGCAGAAAGTGCCCGAGCGTCCGGGCGCATGGTTTGCGGAGCCAATGCAGGAAGGCCCGCACTGCCGCGAGTGGTGCGTTACGCGCCGAAACCCGCTGCTGCAGGACGGTTATCTCTACGAATCAATGGCAGGTGCAGACGGCGAGCTGGCCATATTCACCTCGCGCGCCGAAGCACATGACGCAATCCGCCTCGCGGAGGCCACATGAACCGCGCCGCCTACTATGCCGCCCGGCGCCAGGCGCGCGCAGCACAGCGCACGTGGTGGCTCACGCTGAAGGACCCTCACGCATCGTCCATCCACCGCGCCAGCGCCATGGACAACGCAAACGATGCCCTGCGGCGGGTGCCCGGCGGCGTAACCTTCCCAATGGTCCCGCCAGTGATGC